TTAAGAAAATAGTCATGACCCACGCTAACATCAAAAGACACCCCAAGAGCATCGCTGAGAAGAGTGGGTATGGAGCCAGTGCTTGAAGCTCCGGACTTATCATCGAGGATTTTAATCGACGCCATAATTGCATTGTAAATAGCCTTATCTTGACAGAACTTTTCTGTACTATCTAACAACCATTGTATATCTGTATTATCTGTCTGTAGATCTTCAATAGTACGTTTAGAATCTTTAAACGTAGTTTCAGAAAGACCTTCTCTATTATTCAACTCAAGAAACAACACTTCCTTGGTAGGAGTGTTGTTATACTTTTGTACATAATCAGAAATTAATTTATATACAACCTTATCGGGTTGATTTTGAAAATATTCATCCTTAAGAAAAGGTAGAACCTTTCTTGCAAATGCTTCATTATAAACTAAATGTGATAGTATTGTTTTTTCAATCATTCTTTTTCATGTGCTCATAACATGTACGACGATATTCTTCTTCTGAAGACCACCCACAAGTAGCTTCTTCCCAGCAGTCTGGTTCATCACACATATTTAATAGTGGTTTCAAATGTTTATATTCTGCATATTGATATTCTTTGATGACTTTTCTAATCTCATCCATAATGTTTAAATCAAATTCATTGGAAATAGTTAGTCCATCACTGCATAAAGGAGCATATGCCTCGGGTCCAAACCCAAGACGATCATAAATTAAATAGCGATACGAGCCGCCTTCTTTGGCATGATCAACAATATGTTTGAATACCCATTGAGTAACTGCTAGTTTGTGTATATCAGATACTTCTTTAAGAATATCTTCTAATGAATAAAAATCATCACTCATTTATTAAAACTTTCAATAACAGCTTTTCTACCTTCTTTCTGATATTGATTTTCAAATATAAGAATTGTTTTGCGAAGCATACCAACAGCTAGTAACAACAGATCATTTTGATCATCACACATCATGATCTGTGTTTCTATTGGAAGCATGAGACGTTCTATACGTCTCTCCATCTTCTCATTATTCGTCATCGTCAACTTCGTCTGAATCTTGTTGAATCAATGAACCACCAACAAGAGTGTATTTGCTCTTAATGAAATTGGCGAAGTCGGTCTTGGAAAAGACTTCTTTCCACACTGTGCCATTATCTTCAATATCAGCAGCACGCATCTTGTTGCCAACTACTTCACCTGTAGCTCGGTCAACCAATTGATACCAACCATTAGAAGGCTTAACAACATAGCCACCCTCAATAGCCAAATCAAGTAATCCGGACCACTTTTTAATCCCGCCTTCATAGCTAACTGTGATAGGAATCTTTGACTTTTCTTTAACATAACGTGACTTCTCTACATTGATGATGAAGTGATAGCCAGCAATACCATCTGAGTCTTTATCTTGTTGACGACCAAGAATCCAAATTGTATCTGCTGAGTAATAGATACCTGTACCACCGCCAACAATAGCCTTAGGGAACATTCCAATTTCCATATAGGTATGATTAACAACAATCAAAGGAATGTCCTTAAGAGTGAGATGGGGGGTTACCATACGAAAGAGTGACTTCAATGACTTAGCACGAGACATATCTGCAACTGACTTCTCGTTCATAGTATCTTCTACTTCTTTCTTAGAAGCAAGGTTACCAACAGAGTCAATAACAATCACAACCTTATCATTACGACCAATTTCATTCATCTGCTTCATAATATCAAACTTAAGTTGTTCAATATCAGTGATAGGCGTATGAATGACACGATCCATATCAATACCAAATGATTCAAAATATCCTTGCGGAGTACCAAACTCTGAATCATAGAATAAAAGAACACTATCAGCATACTGTTTCATATAAGCCGATGCCATAAGGAGAGAAAAGGCAGACTTAAAATGTTTAGATGGACCAGCCAATACTGTAAGTCCTGGCGTAAGACCTCCATCTACACTACCTGATAGTGCAACGTTCACCATTGGAACGTTAGTAGTAATCATATCCTTCTTACCATAAACCCTGGAGTCGGTAAGAATAGATGTTTCTTGAATAGTAGAATTTTTAATGAGACGGTTAATTAACGACATAATATATCCTTGTTCAATTATGATTTAAGAACATTATCAAGCTTTTTAATAAATTCATCAATCTTTTTTTCGCGGTCTGGCCAAACAATATTCGGTTTGTCTGGATTCTTCTTAAGATTATTAAGAAGAGGCATAATCATCTTATACATTGTCTCTGCTTTTGTCTGAGCAATAGCTGCTTGCTGTTCCTTCTCATTTACAGCATCTGTCAAGTCATCACTAAAGTCAAAACCAAAATCAAAATCGGTATCTACGTCTAAATAATTTTTTGACATTTTATTCCCTTATACAAAAAAATCTTCTAATGTAGCTCTTTTTTCAACCTGCCATCCGATTGCATCAAGAATGGTCTTAATAGGTTCAACAAAAGCTTTTTCAAATTGAGTATCATAATCTATGTATTGTTCCATACCTAATTGTCTAGGTAATGTTCCAGGACATGCAAAGACATTTTCTCTGACAGGATTAGGAAGCTTCATATAACAAAATTTAATTTTATCACCATCCTGAATTAAAGGAAAGCGGGTATTTAATTTCTTTTGTTTGAGTACCCAGTTATGAAGCAGAGCTCCTCTTACATGAATAGGCGTACCTTTTTTGTATATGCTATTATGATCGGTGTATTCGCCCATATTTTTACATCCTCTTGGGAAGGCGATATCTTCAAAAGGTAGAGTTGCAAAATCTTTACGGAATTTCTGAATAAATTCAATTGTAGCTTCTTCAGACTCATTCATAATGATTTTAATACATTTTTTAATATTATCACGGCATGAAGAAGGTGTTGAAGATCTGACAGCCTCAATGCCCTTGATCTTTAACTTAGGTTCATTGTAAGATACACCCTCGTTGTTCCACACATTCATAATGTAACGTTTCTTGGCTGTCCAGATAGCTTTATCTGCAATAGCCTCACGCTTCATTTTCATTTTTTGTGAGTAGGCATTAACATATCTGCTAAGGCGTTCAAAACATTCATCAATATAAGGTTCAAGTTTATCTTGACAGAATTTATCAACGATCTCGACTGTGTCTCTAGTTGATAATTTATCAGAAGCAATGTGAGAGACCAACTTGTCAAGCGTAATATACATAGAATCCGTATCACAGGCAATGACATAGTCTTCATCCTTTGTCTTCAATAATTTATTTAAATACTTATTCATTTCACGTTCAATCCAGCGTGTTGCTAATTGACCTGATAATGTAATAGCCTCTGCCAACTTATCATCATACCATCTGAAGTATTCGTTTGACAGAGCACCGTAAACAGAGTTAAGCTGATACTTTCTAGCTATCTGCATATTATGATTTTGTGCAATTGCTTTTTTATTTTCTTCAGACTTATCTAATTCATAAGCTTTCTCAGCTTCAATCATTTTCTTTTTATAGGTTGAACGTTCTTTATAAAATCTATCCATCAATTCGGCAAGGAATCCTACCTGGTCTTTGTCAAACATACATCCGTTGCCAGTGATGGAAAGATTTTGAGATTCCAACTGATTGCGAATAGAAGGATCACTGAAAGCACCATCAAGGATCTTTCCTACACCATCTTCACCCTCAATGTAAGGAATGCGTCCAACAAATGTTTCAGGTGAAATATTATACTGCATAATGATATGAGGATAAAGAGAGTTCAAGTCAAAAGAAACAACCCATTTATGCATACCGGTTTGTGGATCTTTTACATATCCGCCAACAATCTTCTCTTCTTTATTACCTACTTTCATCTGAGGAACAACTATATTCTTGGCAATAAGATTGTTATGAATAATAGTATCCCACATACGCACAGTAGTAAATGTTTCTTGATAGTTAACTTTACCGTCATAGGCCAGAGCAAATACTTGCTCAATGAATTTAAGCTTATCATCTAGTCTAGCAACAAGATCAACATCTCGAATATTATACTCAATGAATAATTGATAATTCTTTTTATAAAGATCAAACAATGAATCATATTCTGAGTAATCCATTTTCTTTTCGCCAAGTTCAGCATTGGCAATATGATTTAAAGAATAAGATTCTTGCATTGTAAAAGAAAACTTCTTATACAATTGCATATAGTCTAGGATAGCAATACCTGCAGGAATGTATGTTTTTTGAGCTTCGCGTGTCCCAACAGTTACCTCACGTTCCTGAATAATATCATAAGGTGAAATCTTTTTAGACATTGATTCACCAAGAATACGTCTAATACGATTTACAATATAAGGAATATCAAAGAATTCAACGTTCCATCCTGTAACCACATCTGGCGCAAAAGATTTTGAACGCCACACATCTAAGAACTTAAGAAGAAGTTCAGTTTCATCTTTACATTTAAGGTATTTTACTTTAGGATCATCAGTAACAAACTCACCACAACCCAAGACAATAAACATATCGTCTTTCTTCATTGTAATAGCTGTAATGGGTTTATCAGCATTAGCAATGTCAGGAAATCCCTGATCTGCCGCAACTTCGATATCGATATTAACTACTGAAATTAATTTAGGATCATAGTCAATTCTGTCAGGATAATAATCATTGATAAAAGGGCAGATATAATTAGTTGTTCCGTAGATCTCAAAACCTTCAACTTCGCCATATCTCTTGACAAAATCACGAGCTTCTGAAATAGAATCAAAATCGATTCTATCTACAGGTTTACCTTTTAGATTACGATATTGTGTAGCTGTTGAACCTCTTGAATGTACAAACAAGTAGGGTTTATAAGGTATGACTTGTTGTACTCGTTGACCATTTTCATAGCCACGAAGGTAAATGTCATTACGAATAAGGGTAACGTTTGTGTAAAATTGCATAATGTATTGATTCCAGCTCAATCTATAATATAGAACAGAAACAGAAATAAATCAACAATAAAAAAGGGGGCCGAAGCCCCCTCAGTGTTACTTATATGATGGGTTGTAGTGTTTGAAAGCTTCTCTCCAGAAAGATGAATAAAGATCGTCACTCATCTTTGACTGCATAGCTTTAAACGCCTTACCATTCCAAAGCTGTTCATTAATCTTTGCAAGTTCACTAGCAATGACACCAACTGCACTTACTGTTGCCTTGACAGCTTCTTTTGTATATGCAGTCTGAGCATCTACGAAACCATTAAGACTTTCTGCAATAACTGGATTAGTTACTACTGACTTGACTACAGCTTTTTTTGCACTCTGAACAGTGTCTATAAAAGTATTAAGTTCTTCCATCACTTTGCTCCTGTGTTGATGAAGACTAGTTCGTCTACTGTATATGGCCACATGGTGTTCCCCTTATGTATGTTTGAAGAACAAGTGACCAACAACAGCCGTCACTAAAAGTGTTACAGCATCAATCATAGGTGGGATCTTACTACATCATAGATATTGGATCTATGTATACCAATATCCGCAAGATCTTTATCTGAAAGTGCACTTAGTTCACGAACAGTTTTTCTCATTCTCGCTTGGCGTGTAAGCCAACGAGATATTTTTTTACCTAACTTTGTCATATTACTTTACTTTCTTATTTTCTTCTGTTAGAAGTTGCTTTGTGTCAGCGACTTTGCTCTCAGTGGCAGTATCAGTAATATCAATCTTCTTAGGCTTCTTTGAATCAGGAATGATGTTCTCGAGCCAAATCTTAAGCATGCCGTTTACTAGTTCAGCATTCTTAATTTCCACAGTGTCTGCGAGAGAGAACTTACGAGTGAATGCACGATCAGCAATACCCTTGTGAAGATAATCTACATTAGTATCTTCGCTTCCAATTGCTGAGTTGCCGGAAATAATTAGTGAACCATCCTGGAAAGTCATATCAAGTTGATGCTTACCAAAACCAGCAACTGCCATTTCGATGACGTACTTATTGTCGTCAACTTTGGCAATATTATATGGTGGATAGTTTGGGATTACTTTTGAGAGAGTTTCGTTTGCTTCTTCGAATCTCTTGATCATTGGTTCAAAACCAACGAAATAACGGTCGAAATTTGGCAAATCAAAAAGTCTTGCTAAATTAGTCATATGTGTCCTCCTGTTAAGCAAGGTTAATGTAAATGTGAATCCATAAGGCATTCACATAAATATATATAATATGTTTCTCTTAATAATGCACCGGAAAACGAATAGCTGACATAAATTTTTTTATTACCCCCTCTAAAAAGGAGTATAAAATCGACGTCCCACAGACGTTTGATATGGAGTGGTCTCAATGTTATTGGCGATTAGTGTATTGGCAACATAATGTGAAGGAGTACAATTACCCCAGATGGGACGTAAAGTCCGACTGGTCGAAGCAGTCTATTTACAATGCGTGGGTGGAAGCGGTGAGTAAATCAGATCCTACTATCAGGATAAGATTAACTTGTCAAAACGGAAAGTATATAGTTCTAGATACCAGATGAGGATATTATGATACCTACAGATCCAAAAGAAGCAGCAAATATAGGTAAGCAATGGGGTGAAGTAATTACTGACTCCGTGTTTGGAATATCAGATGATTTGAGAAAGGTGAAAGCCAAGAATCAAGCTATCAAAGCACGTAATGAAATTGTCAAAATAAATAATGAGATTGCTAAGAATAACAATTTACTTCGTCAGCAGGCTATGAGAGAACTTGCTGATGAACAAGAGAGAAAAAGAATGGCTATGATGTCTCCTGCACAAAAGGAGGCTTATAGAAAGGCAAAAGAAAGAGCGGCATTAGAAGAACGTAATAGACAGATTGATGCAGAAAATACTAAACAAATAATACTTGCATCTCTAATTGGTATAGTTGTTCTTTTTGCAATCGGTATGGGTATTTTATTTTATTTGAGACACTGATATGGAATTTTTTGTTAAATTATTAGCCGATGTGGGCTTTCCGATTGCAGCAGCAGGTGCAGCAGGATACTTTGTATTTAAGATGATGCAATTTATCTTAGGTACTGTTATTAAATCTATTAAAGGATTAGAAGCAATTATTTCTGGTCTAGATGCACGTGTAAGAGTTATTAATAATGAGATTGTGAAAACAGATAAACTTCTGTCTCAGATCATTGATGTTCCAACTGACCCAGAAATAAGTTCAAGATCTAACGATATGAGAACATTAGTAAGAACGGAAGATGGTGGAGAATCAGAAGACGAACTTCGTAATTGAGGTGAGAGTTTCTAAGATTAATGACAG